TCATTTTGCTTCCTCCATCTTTCTTTCAAACGCTATTGCGAAGGCCCATCTATCATGAGCCTCGGTTTCCCATTCGAATGCCTCGGTTTCTCGAACGTATTCTTGAACGAGGCTATAAAGTGCCACATCAACAAGATATTTCATGTGGTGGGACACCTTCATGAGACTCTGAGCATACTCCAGCTTTGGGTCGTAGTTTTCGTTGACTAGTCGTAGCATGAGATATTCCATATCTGCCATTTTGCTTCCTCCTACATGATTTCCGCGGTGTCGATTCCCTGTAGAACCTTAGCTGGCATTGGTAATCTATCCCACGAGTCGAAAAGGTGCCAATACGGATTTGCAAATAAATCCGGCGGTGTATACCTCGTTTTTACTCGTCTATCCACGATGTTAAGGGTAATCCAACCTAATTGACCGTAACCCATACATGTCTCACATGGCTGGTCAGTCTTGGGGTCGAGACCAGTACCACCAACGCCATTACATACCGAACAAGGAGTATTACGACCGTCGCTCCTAAGTTGGCCGGTGGCACCACACTTCTTACACTTGCACTTCGGACAGACATGACTGCGATACTTACATGAATTCCGAATATCCGCGGCCCTTCGCAGTCTCAAGTCTACGTGATCCAAGTAATGCGTACAGAAATAAACATCCACATTCCTTTTTCTCGTCTGCACCATGAAGTACGTAAATAACTTATTTAGCTTAGACCCAGACGAACGAGAATCGGCTATCTGGTACATCTCGTCTAGAAACAAAACGCAATCCTCCATCTCATGGTCAGCTAAATGTTCTATGAAGAACTCCAACGAAAACTTTGTGAAGTCGAAGTTAAGATGATTGTTAGAGATTACCTTTCTGCCGTTGGCCTTGTGCTCCTCGTAAGCAAACGCAACAGCAGCAGTGGTCTTGCCTGAACCCTGTTGACCTTCCCAAGTGACTATCATTTTAGTCTCCGCTCTCCTCCGCTTTTGCCTTACGCATACCTACCACCACCTCTGAACCCTCAAGCCTTCCCTTTCTCTCCTGACCTATCTTAATCGTATTGTGTGACTTCATAAATTCCGTAAGTATCTTACTCTTGTACTTTTTACGAAACAGGTCCAACACCGCAAAGGGCGTAACAGCCCGAGGCTGTGTCTCAGTAAGCATCTGCAGCATCTCAAATCTGTTACCTGCAGGGAAGAGGAAACTGAGAGCCTTCTCTTCCTCGGACCCAGCTCCCTCTCTCAAGGTATCCCATAAACTTTTTCTTCCTTCACCTGGCATTCTATCCTCCTCTCATCACCAAAACGCTGATTAAACCTAACGCTCCAATTACAAGGAGTGCTATGGGTAAGATTTTTCTCCAATTGATTCTACTGCCACCTTCACTTGCGGCTTCGGCTACGAGCTTCTTAATCCAATTCTCATCAAGTGCAGCACGTAAACTCAACGAACCCTCTACAGGTCTGTCTAAGGTAATCCAATCCTTCTGAACGGCATCTTCCTCGTCCCATAGACCACAAGGTACAAGCTCTTGAAAGAAGGACGGCCATCCCATCGGAAACCTCGCTACGCGAACGAAGTCGGGATAGACGTCATATGCTCTGTCACCGTAAATTACAAAAGAAGCCTTCAACAAACACAGTCGGCCGTCTATTGATTTATCCTTCTTTGCGAAGTACCCTAATATCTTGCCTCTTACTCGCATCTTATTGTAGATAATCACTGCTAGAGGCAACATAAACGTAATGAAAATTGCAATATTCCCAATACTCATACTTTTACCTCCGAGTGTTGTGTAAGCACTTGGAATGCCTCCACCAGGTCTGCTTTGTTTGGTACGCCTCCTCCACGGCCGTCCACGCAATTTTTTACATACATGTACTTATTGTAATACACAAACTTAATGTTTTTTGGAAGATTGAGGCTTTGAAGGGTCTTGAAGAAGGCTTTACGAGCTGCGTAATGCCCAGCGCCCACAACAGCAACTGGACCCCATATTGCATGTTTGACAATATCAGAGTGAAGGAGGGTATTAAGCCCCCTTTTTTCGTCGTGTAAACTATCCACCCAGTCGAAATCGAGCAGATAACCTTGCCACTTCGTATTCACAATCCCTCCTCCTCCTATCGGATAATATAATCTATCTTATGACTAATTATACAATAAAGTCAAAAGATAGGCCATATTATATAAGAATATTAGAGGAGGAGTGTTCTTTAGGTCGTCCAGCTTAAAACTTGGGAGCTTTAATACTGGCGGCGCCAGCTTTACCTTTTACGCCTCCAAGCGCCTTTTTCATGCGCTTTATGCCCTTTCTGACCTCGTTGTCCCGCTGTTTCTCTGTCGTTAGTCCGCTCTTCATTTTCCTTACCTCCTTATTATTGTGCTGTCACATCCCTTATCAGTCTTGACTTCCTTAGACGGCGCAACTTCCAGTTCATCCTCGGTAGCTTGACCGCGACCGTCGATGAAGTTCAAAATACGTAGCTCCTCGGAGCCGTCGTTGACATTCTTTATGACCTTACGACCAGTATCTGTAACCTCGTAGACTCTCATTTGTACTTCCTCTTTGTTCCGCGCGTGCGATTGTAGAGCTTTTCTCTATACAGGTCATATGCGGGGGTAACCGCTTCATGCGGTTCTTGTCCGTACTTTGTATAACTCTTTCCGTGAGCCTCATGCTGAATTTCCACGTCCATTTGAAACAAGAGTGGTATCCACATGAGAATGAAGAACGCCCAGGCAATTATGTCATTCGCAAGGGTGCCCAGCGGCAACAACGGACTGTTACCGAAGAAAAACCACATAGACAGGCCTAGCCAAAGAATAGCAGCGGCCATCGACAGCAGAATATTACGTCGTTTATGGCAAAGCCACGTAAAGAAACAAGCCATCGCTAGAATTGCTATACTCACATCTTCCTCCTTCTACTACTTCCAATATCCTATAACACTAAACGTATCCCCGTCAGAAACATCATCGGATTGTATCTCAATAATCCTGTCAGCAGATACTGGTACTGTTAAAACTAACTGCTGCAATAAAAGTGTATCAAACTCTCTAGCTAATGCAGAGCCATTTGTCCTAACTCCCACACTATCTGTAGCAACCAACTTATGTATAATTATATCTACTGATTTAGTTCCTACTGGTAGTGTCCCAGATAAATCCCAATTTGCCCATATACCATCAGTTCCACCTTGTCCTGCGGCAGTAGTACTAACAGAACCATCCAATTCTATATAAGTTTTAACTGTTTGTTCATATCTTACAGAATCTCCATCAGCAGAACCAGCAGCTAAGTTGGTAAGTTTATTAGTATCCATATCAATATTACCGCTTAGCACTAGACCTGTGTGGGTACTATTTACCCATGACCATACCGCAGTATCAACACCGCCACTCAAGCCTAATCTTGCTCTATGGATATCGATGCTGTCCTTTGACCTAATGAGCCAGGCTGTGCCAGCATTTGCGGCGGTTAACGTAGCATCGAAGGTACCCGCAGCGGACTCGGTACCAAGGTCTAAATATAAGACATTGATTAAAGCCTGAGAGTTAGCATCCATTGTGCCATCAAGAGTAAAAGCAGACAAAGTTCCAAGCCCAGTTAGATTCTTGGAAGCAAAATCAACCGCAGCCCCACTTGGAGTTATGGTCAAAACGCCATTAGTATCTACTGCAAAAATAACACTATCTGTTCCATCAAAAGATAGTTTTAATTGACTACCTGCGTTACGTATTTCAAGTTTTGCTCCAGGATTATTCGTTCCAATGCCAAAATCCCCCGCAGATTTAACCCTCATAACATTTTGAGATGCCGATGAACCACTTCCTGCCCTTATATCAAAATTATCCCCACTAAAAGAAAAAACTGTATTACCAGCACTACCTGTCTGGAATTTTCCTGTTTCACCCCCACCTGTTGATATGATTGAACCTGGTGTTGATAAATCACCAAGATTGGTGAGGTTCTGTCCATTCCAATCGAACGTACCACCAGCCTGCCCACTAAGGATAGCCATAACTTCGGCAGGTGTCTTTGGCTGGGGGTCATCATCGTTGACGGCGTACAAAAAAGTAGTAGCATCAAATAAACTGTTGCCACCACCCCCTGCAACAGGAACACCATCTACAAACAGATTAGTAAAGTAACCATCGGAAAATTGATACTCAGGACTACCCACAGCATAAGTACTATTCAAACCAGGATATATATTCCTAGACCATATGTCATCCACCATCGGGTCTCCCTCAAACCCGCAGGCCGAAACAAGCAGACAGACAGCTACGAGCAGCCCCACTACCCTAAATATTACTTTTTCTTTTATTCTACGCACTAGTCAGCTCCTTAATTAGCCCTCTCTTCTTCAGTCTCTTCACAACCCAACGTTCCCCGACTACATCGAGTTGGTCGTCAGTAGCAGTTTTATTATCTCGCAAGTAATTCAGCACACGCATCTCATCAGTACCGCCGTAATAACTACCTTCCTTATTCTTTTTTTCATTGTTCTATCCTCCTTTTATATTCGAGTCTCTTCTTTATTATCGCATATCCCTCCGTATTTCGCGAAGACGCTTTCTGAAGTATTTTCCATTGAAGTGGTTGTTCCGCTTTCTACTAGTCGGTTGCCTAAACTTCGGATTGGTTACCAACTTCGCTTCTCTAGATGAATCGTCCACAGGTCTTCCTCCATTATTAGGTTATCGTCTTCCAAATTATGCCGATAAATAGGGCGATTAGTCCGAAAAAGACAACTGCCATGATAGGGGTCATCATAATATAAGGTACTAAGGCCCACATACCCGTATCGAAGGGGGTGTCAAAGATGTGCCACATAACTTTGAGTACGCTGTTGATGTAATTAGCTGGGGCCGTAACGGCTGTCCACGGATTAGACCAACCGATATCCTGAATAGCCTTTTGAGCGTTAGTCATCATCTCCAAGTCTAGCTCTAACTGAGTATTAACTTGAGACGCATTCGGGACTGCTCCGTAGGCTATACCCAACACTATTACAATAAAAACTATCGCTCCTATCAAACCCCATCCACGCATTTGCTTCCTCCTTATCCTAACTGCCGAGCGAAATACCCGACGGCAAATATAATTACTATGACTGTCAATACGAGTAGTACAAATAACATCACACCACCCTGTGCTACACCTAGGTAAGCACCTAAGCCGAGTGTTCCCATTACGCCGCCCAGAACAGCTACGTCGGGACGTCTTGTAGTTCCGAATATGACTCCTCCTACCATCATACCTAGCAGAAGAACCCAAGCAAACCCGCCCCAGTTATGGTTAGTAACACCAAATATGGCATCCAGACCCGTTATCGCTGAATTCAAGGAAACTGGTAGGTGTTCCACCGTCCGATTTATGCCGGTACGATTAAGGGTAGGCCTTTCCCACTCGATGATTTGGGTAGTAGATGAAAATATCTCCGGCACCATCGAAGACAGACCAGGTACGGCCTTCAAGAAATAAGTCGAGCCTGTTATGTTCAGCAAATCATTAGCCGTTAATAGGTCACCGAGGTCGGGTTCTAAAAAGCCAGCTTGAGTTATCATTATCCCGCCCAAGTCGTCTGTACTACGATAATCACCAGAAGACAGAACCCTAGTCTTTATATTCGTATCCTCAATCAAAGGACTGAATATAACTGGACTACCCGTAATTCTGATATAATAGGCAGACTCCCAAGTAAGGGTGTTATCATCTACATCCAAATAAATCGATATAATGTTATGTTGGTAGTAATTGAGAGGACGAGTGAACAATAGGGTACTGCCATCCGTATCGTATATGGATATTTGGAAGGTGTCTTCAGCACTCTCCGATGGCTCTGTCGTGTAATCCACGTCATACCTTACAAACACCAGAATGTCACCCGTTTCTAATGTGTTTCGGAAAACATATATATCTCCAATGCTTACGGAGTTAGGGTTAGCAACAGCCCAAACAGGACTAGCTACCACAAGCAGTAGTACTAAACTTAGGAGTAGACCCATAAATACTCTCTTCATGTTACTGTCGCCTCCAAACCCAAAGACCGAGGATAAAGATAATGCTGATAATCACAGGTAGGAATAGAGGCCACAAAGGCGTTCCCATAGCAAGGGCGTTTCCAAAGAGAAAGCCTCCAAAGAAGCCCCAACTTGAACCAACCACAACAAACCCTACCACGCTCATGACCAGAATTCCCACCCATATCCATATAATGTAAGCAGTTTTGACCGACATGTCCATACTCTCTGCCTGCGCTAGTATAGAGTCGTACATTGGCATAGCTATCAATTCTGGGTCGTCGTCAGGTAAGTCCGCCCCGTAGTAATCAATACTGGGTGGGGGAGGAAGGGTATCTGGAGCGGTTTCACTCGTAACCAAAGTAGATACAGTACTTACCGGGGTGGCAACACTGCCCATCGTTACCTCAATGTTAGACGGATTAACTCCCCAATTTATCGTACCATTATTATCCCCGCCTTGTCTGTCCGTCAAAATCGAACCAGCAACCATTGTATTAGGCTCAAACCATAATTGCTGCGTGCCATCTACGCTTATCTTTAGATAATCCATATAAGATATGCTGTCATTCTCCATAAACGTCCAATCGTTAGCATTATCAGGAACACTACCTACCCATGCAGCAGAGTCCTCCTCAATAGTATCAATAAATATTTTGAGATCTACTCCATCATAAGGAGCACTAACAGTATGCTCCCCAGTAGTAACACCAGTGGCAGTTACCTCAACCAAAGGATTACTGACAACCAGTCCCCAGTGAACATAAGCAACAGCAGCACCAGCAGTAGTAACAACCTTGGCATCTACAGTATCCCCGTCAGACGAAATATATGTATTTACAAGGTCATTTCCTGTTGTCGCTGCTCCTACAATAGTCGTAGTTAGTCCTGTATCGCCACCTGCCTCTCGAATACTCAGTGTGTAAGATGTAGCACCACCTGGAGCACCTGACAACACAACATACAGTTTCGAAAGAACGGATGCCTGAGTGAGCGAATACCTCTGGTCTTCAATAGCATTCCAAGTCGCTGCTCCTGTCCCACCAAGATTAAGATATTCTGTCGCACTTATGGCTGGTGTATCGGCACTTGAGCCACCCATTATCAGGCTCTCCCCACTTGTATCAGAAATAAATACCATACCTATAGCAACGTAAGGCGTGGCGACTGGGACATTCAGTGGAATTATCTTTATGTCTATCAAAGCCCCTGCTGCTACTACAACGTTATTTACTGAGTCATTCCCTGTTGTGTCATCGGCTATTATCGTGACGGTTAGAGCAGTATCGGCAGCAGCATCACGCAGGGTAGTGGAGTAGGCATCTGGGGCATTCCCTGGGTCAACGGAAAGTTCAACATATAATTTCTTGAAAGTGCCCGCAGTGGGAAGGGGAATTTGAACCAATATCTCATTAACTACTACGGGACTGGTAATCCCCTGCATCTCCCCATACACTGTTATTGCATTATGGCTCACGTGATTAGACAATAAAATACTCTCATCCGCAATAGTAGGAATCCAGAGGGTAGACCACCTCGCCCTCGATGCTGCTGGTGCTACTACAAACTCTGACCTGATTGATACAGTATCCCCTGCTACAAGGGCAATTGCACTCGAAGCATTGCCTGTAGTATCAACAGCCCCCGATATGGTGAGAGCTAACGCACTAGGAGCACCATTTACCATTAAAGTAAAGGTGTATGAATCCCCTGCCCCTGGTGCAGCCGACAACTCTACGAATAGGCTGTCAATTGTTCCCCCAGTAGGAATAACTTGCCATACTTGGTTTTCAACAGCATTCCACTGATACCCACCCATAACGGCATTATATTCTACAGCTGCTGGATTGAGATTGTCCTCAAAACCCCCTATTATCGGTTGTCCAACACTACCTATAGCTGCCGTTATCTCACTTGTATCTGAAACCCAAATCATAAAAGCACTTGTCTTATCAATCAAGTTCTTACTACTACCAGCGGAGGTATCTATAAACCCATCAAGCTCAACAGTAAAGTTATTACCGAGCTCTAACGTTGAGTTATCAGAGACAGTAACGTTACCGCCTACGCCTATTATAACAGGAAAAGTAGTCTGTCCCGGAGTGTCACCTAAACGATAATTCGGAAAACGTACCTGACTGTCCAAGAAAGAGGGGATGAATATCCCGAGACGAGCAGACTGAACCATAAATTCTCTACTAGTCGCCCCTTCCTGAACATTAGTATCTAGACCATCAGCAGCAATATACCCATAACTGTTCAGCTGAGAGTTATTTAGAGTAACCAGTATAGGCAAACCGTTCGGATAAGACGTGGTAGAGTTATTAAAAATCCGAATAGAATAGGAGTAATTGAACGCCGAGTACGCCAGAGTGACGGGCAGTACTACCAGCACTGTCAATAGAAGCAAACTAATCCAAGGTATAAATCTTTTCACTTAGCTACCTTTCACCAGGCGTCTCAGACTACCCCTGAGTCGCAGGTTCGCTCCTTTGCTCTTTGCAACGACTAGTACTACGAGAAACGTGATCGTAATAGTAGTCACAAGTATTGCATACCAGAGGGATAATAACCCCCCAGCTACAAGGAAGGCACAAAAAGTACCACCTATGGTTATACCAATTACCGCCGCTGTCCACCTAAATAATTTTTTCATCTTAACGATTCCTCCACTTAGGGCTAAAGGGGTCGTTGTATTCGCGTAGAATACTACCACCACCGATGCCTGCCCTCCGCGTCATCTCCGAGCGGCTAGTACTCCTAACTTTCTCTATACCTTTCTCGATGCCCTTCCTTCCGAGGCCAAGCATACCATCGGCAATTTGTCGTGCGACCTCTTCCTTACCCATTCGCTCTTCTAGCATCTTCCGACGAGCCCTACGAGAAAGGTTATCGAATTCGGCGTCCTCTATTTCGTTGGATTCTTCTAGCTCTACCAAACGTCTTTCACTCTTATCCATCTCATCCCCCCAGAGATACTACTTTTATATAGCCCCTTTTAACAAGGCTCCTTAACAAGTGACGGTCTCCAACGACTTCTAAGTCTACATCGGTAGCTACACTACCAGCTTCCGCAACGGCATCTAGCACCTTCAGTTCGTCGGTGTCACCACCACGGTCGTGGACGATCCGTTTACCTAGGTTGGTCAGTCTATAGGCCTTCATCTTCCTCCCGGTCTCGAGAGATTACGTAAGCGCTCCAACGGATCACTTTTCGTAGGGTACATCGCTTCCTTGAGTGGGTTAACCGGCTTTTCTTCCTCAATGAGCTCTACCTCTTCTCCCATTTCCCTCCCCAGTTTCCTCTCGCCCTTTGTGAGTTTTCTTTTGGCAACAGGTTCGGACTCGAAGTACCTCGAACCTCTTCGGCCGGCAAAGGCACCAAGAACCGTTGGACCTCGTTTCTCTTCCTTTATCGAAACCTTTCGAGCCTTTACCTTAGCGAGCGCCATAGCTTCCTTAGCTACCCTTCGAACCTCTTCTCGTCTAGGTCTCTCCCTAGCTTCCGTAAGTGCAACTTCGTGCTCAGCGGCTGTTACTTCCTTCTTCCTCAAAGTCTTTAGCCCCTTCGTACGTGCGCGTTCTGCTGACCCACCACCTCGAGCACGCCAGCCACTCTTGATTTTGCCACCGATAGCCACTGCCTTGTCCTTAATCCACTTGAAGGGATTAAAATTGTGGGCAATGATGATTGCTTCCCAGCCGCCATCAGGATCCTCGTACTCGGCAACAACCTCCACATACTCCAGGTTGTTTTCGTTAGCCATTTCCTCAGCTGCGAAAATCATGTCCTTCAGGTCCTCACGAGTTGGGGCACCAATTGTCATTTTGAACTCCCTGCCCCTATAGCGTGTTCTTGTTACCATCTCCTTTACCTCCTTAGATAAACCTCTGTGGCTTCTTTAGTCTGCCCACATTGAGTTGGACTCGTTTCCTCAACTTGTCTCTCGAACCCGGCTCTAAACCATACAGATGTGCGTTCTTTACTTTGCCCTTCAAAACCGCATCCAGGTTGCTATTCGTCCCAAGGAACTTCTTGATAAAACCTCTGCCTTCTTCTGCCATCACCGCACCTCCTTACTTTGTCCCAGTTCTCTACGAAACCACTCCTCATCGGTTTCTCGTTTAGGTTCCACCTTCTTTTTCTTCAGAATCTTATTGGCAAGAACCCAGCTACCGATACATACTGGAATAGAAATAAGTAGTACCCAAACATAATTGGAATCTGGAAAGGTAACGAACTTAAGCGTAGTACTAAGACCCGCCCCTGCTAACAATAAAAGGAATATACCTAATGCTTTTTTCATACGCTTTCCTCCATCGCGTCGTAATACGAGTCTAGCTGTTCTTGGAGAAGAATGAGGTCACGAAGCAACTTGCAGTCTTCTTCCATCAGGTTAAGCCTCTTACCTACAAGGTCTTTGCAAGCTTCAAGTATCGGTACCGATTCAGGTTCTGTTATTTTACACAATAGAATGTAGGCATCGTGTTCGGCGAGGAGCGAATCTCTTTTCTTTGTCAGGTCTTCTTTGTGTTTTAGTAAACCTATTAGTCCCTGTAACTCGCTCGTTTCTTTCCCCAACACTTTAGCCAAGATATTCATACGCTTTCCTCCATTACCTTTGGATGATAAGCATTCCTCGTAGCGTCGTCTAAACCGACCGAGTCGGCTAATTTATGCTTTAGCATTCGAGTGGCGTCTGAAGTTCGCCCGGTGGGTAGCCACGTTACCTTAGCCCTATTTCTTCTCTCTTGGTCGTCAATGTGGTTAATTATCCAATCGTCGCCATCTTCTTCACTTTTGTGGGGACCGTCAACAATTGGTCGGCCATTACTTCTCTGCGCTAAAACCCACCAACCCCCTCTTTTACCAGTCCCTTCATATTCTTCGTCAAATGACAT